TGACAATGCGCCTCTGTTCGTTGCAGATGCAGTAGGTAAATTAAATGTGTGTGTGCTACTTGCTGAACTTATTGCAAAGTCAGTTCCACTTGTTCCAACTGCAAATGTTTGAACTTGTTCAGTAAGCCCATTCAATGCAGTTAAGCCAGTTGTGAATGTTGTTATTACTTGGCATAGATGACTATTTTCCGTGTGCAATGTTATCGTGCGACTACTATTGTTAACATAAATTCTAATTGCTAATCTATCGGTCAATGCAAGTGTTGTTTGCGGAACTGCAATAGCGCTTAAATACAAGTCAATAGTAGTGCCTCCAGTTATTGCTTCGGGTGTTGCTGAATTGCTTGCAATTAATGTTAATGTTGCACCATCCCACTTATGTAATTCAATATAAAATGATGGTGAACCACCTCCGCTTGATGCGCTGAAATATGTTTCAAAGTTCCAGTTGCCTGCTGGAATGACTAACTGATTTGGGTCATTTGCATCAGTAATAAATGATTGAATGTAACCATTTGTTGCAATAGTAAAATCAGTCCCAGTTCCAATAATAGGTGTTCTATTAACCTCACGCATTGCCACACCTCCAAATGTGCCTTGAGAAACTGAACCATTAAGATAATAATTTACTGATGCACCACCGCCACCACTTGATGGGAAGTTAGCTAATGAACCATCACCTCTCACATATTGGCTTGATAAACCTGCACCAGTTACCGCTATTGTTCCACTTGTTGTAACTGGACTACTTGCAACGCTGAATGCACTTGGCATTGATAAACCTACACTTGTAACTGTTCCACTACCAGCACCAACATCACTCAACATCGCAAATGTTTCTGTTCCTGCTGCTTTGTTTGGTATTTCAAAAACAGTATTTGAAGTTAATGCGCTTGATTTTATTTGTGCAGTGCCTCCTGCTGTTGTATTGATAAATTTTATCAAGTCTGTGCTTATTGTTACACTATTCCCTGCACCATCATCAATTATTATCGGTGTTGTTGAGGTATTCCCCTCATCTAATACTTGTTGGATGTTAGGTGTGCTTACATCACTTAACATTGCAAATGTTTGTGGACTTGTTGGCTTATCGGGCAGTTGTGCTGTGTAACTTGCAGTTACCAACGATGCATCAATTATTACATCTCCAATGTTGCCCGTTGCTATTTCTATTTCACCATTGCCTATTTCAGTATAATTGCCTGCCCCATCATCTGATAACAACCTATTTGTTGTTGTAAATCCTACATCAGTTACTTGTTGGAGGTCGGGTGTGCCACTAACTACTATGGGTGTAAATACATCAGTTGTTATATCATATGTTCCTTGCTCACCCGTTGTAATGTCTGTGCCTATTGAATATAAATTTATATTGCTTTCGGCAATAACCAACAATGTTATAGTTGATCCTACCGCATCATTTATTCTGTAAAACTTTCCACCAACCGCTAAGTTCGCAGTCAAGTCACTAATTAAATCGGCTCTTGAAATCTCCTCATCGTAATAGCTTGAAAACATTTCATTGTTTGCATCCGTTGACACGTAGCCATTTGCTTGACTTGCATCACTTAATATATTTGGACTACTGTCGAGCAAATTTACAAACCTATCTTGCGCGTTTTGTCCGGTAATAAAATTGATTACGTTATTAAAGATATTAGTTGTAATATCTATGAGCATTTGCGCTCTATTTTTTTGCGACATTATTAAGGATTGTCAAATGAATCATCAAAACTATTGTCAAATGAAGCTCCATAAACATTAGTGCTAATGTTGCATACAAATACATTGTCAGGCTTCAAATATTGTTGAGGTAATAAATCGTGTGTCCAACGTGCAGTAATAGTGTACAACACATCATCTTTCACACTATTTTTTATAGGTAAATTAACTATTAAATTACAAGGCCGTTGTGCCAAGTGCAATATAGTTTCAGTTATAAATGCAAGATAGTAATTTCTGCTGCCATTTATCGCATTGTAATGCTCTACATTGCCATAAAAGTCTGGGTCTTGATAAGTTACAAGATGTTTAAATGCTACAAATGTTTCTTCACTATATCCATAACCTCGGCCATTGATTGGTTCGGCAGTATATTCGCCATTTGTTTCCGGTAATAATACAATCATTCCCAAATTAACACCTGCTTGCCAAACGATGCTATTTTCAGGATCAATTGCTACTTGATTATAAAATGATTTATGTATTAACGCAACACCTCTAACGCGACCCATCTCTGCTTCGCAAGTACAAGATTGATGTGTTGGTATTTCATTGCAGTTACTTGGGTAGTAAGCCATTTTTTTTTAGTTTAAAATTGATGAAACCTTACGGGGTTTCTAAATCAATTTATGGTACGTAACAGGTAAATACGTTGTCTGGTGTAATTGCTTCAGCAGGGAAGTTTTCCGATGTCCATTTTACCTCAATATCCCATGTACGCTCTAACTTTAAGTCATTAGCAATTGGATTTTTTGGTACAATAGTACAAGGCTCATCACTAATTGAAATCACAGTTTCGCTTCTGAAAGCAACGTGAAAATTACGTGAACCTTTTATTGTGTTAAAATGGTCGCGGTTGCCAACGTAGTTAGGGTCTTTGTATGATAACATGTAAGTGTAACTATTTAGTTGCTCTTCAGTATCACCATATCCCTGACCCATGTTTGGTGTTCCGCCATCAAATTCACCTTGCACTTCCGGGTAAATATAAATATTTCCAGATGCAATACCAGCAGCCCATAATGAACTATCTTCAAGATCAGTTATAAGTGTTGGGTAGTATTGTTTGTTTACGAATGCGACAGAACGTACGCGCGATAATTCGACTCCGCAAGTTCCGCATACGTGGTCTGCGATATTAGAGTCGCAACCCGATGGATAATAAGCCATTGTTTTTTTTAGTTTGTGCAGTCGCAGAATGTTTGACAACCTCTGCGATAGCTTGTTTTGATTTCGTATCGGATTGCAATTAATCCATATTGACCTCCAACTCTCACGTTGGGTTCGGTGCATTCTTCTTTAAAAACAACATTGCTATTCATTTCTGTACCTCTAACCTCGATAGTGCAATTAAATATCTGCAAACTCTCACATATTGCTTTATTTAACACACTTGGAAGCGCAGAAACAAACCAGTCTTTTATTGTTTCAAAACTTAATGCAGCGCGAGTAAAAATTATCAATTGAACAGGTGTAGTTTCTTCTACTTTGTCCATTTTATTACCATAGTTATATTCCATTACACTCAACACACTTGTTGAACTGCGATGATACCAACTTAATTTATATTGATCTTGCAAGAATGGATTAATTATTTCTTCTTTATCAATGATACCTGGATATTTTTTATCGTTATCAAAATAAAAATCAGCCATACCAAATGCACGTTTATTTTCTACCTTAATAGCATCAATTAAAGCTTTGTCTATTTCAGTTATAATTGCTTTATTGTTCATTTTAAAAATAGTTCTTGTGCAGTTGCTTCAGCTACTATGCGAGTTATTTCAAGTTCTGCTTCTGTTAACAACCAAATGTCACCATACTTTTCAGTTAAGTAATCTATCTTTGTTTTACTATCGTTTTCTATTGTGTTACCAAAATTATCAATAGTATAGCCTTTATCAGTTGCTTTTAATGTATATCCACCCTCTAATTGCCTTGTTAACGATGCAACAACATCCTTGTCCGATGTTCTATTGTAACGCTCACGCACTTTCATATAACTATTTGAATATGTGCCTATCTTACTTCCTTTGCTATTCTTACCCTGCACGTGTATTCGATCATGTAGTTCAGGTAATACTGCCAATGCAGCAGCTCGAGAAACTGTTTCCGGGTTTTCTAACTCACGAAACTTGGCTAATATCGTGCCTATAACAAATGGTATGTTGTCAGTTACTTGCATTATGGTATTTGACTAAATACTTGAACTAAATTATTGCATTCTAAACATCCATCACATTCAAATTTTAAGCCACCTAATGCATTCTTTAAAGCCTCTTCATACCTAACATTGTAAAGATTGATTAATTCTTTTGCCTCTTCTCTTTTAATCGATGTGTAAAAGTTTACACGCTCGGAGTAAAGTCGCTCTTCTAAAAATTCGATACCTAATAAGTACCAATATGCTTCGGCAAATAATAGTCTATTGTTGCATACGGCAGCGTTATAACTACATCCAAGTGTTACTGTAGCACGTAAACTATTGATGGTGTTATTTTGAATGTAATTGCCGTTGTTTTCAGCAAATCCATAAATGTAACCGCAACCATCAACACCATAGCACTCATAAAAGCACGATTGAAAGTTTGCATTTACATCAACAGTTTGGTAAGTAACACCATTAATGTTTGTATCGGTAAAACCTATTGCCAATAATGGCGCATTAAATTCTTTTAATATGCTGATTTCATTCCAACCTATTGACAAATCTGCCATAGTTAAGGTCTTTGTGAATAGAACTTCCTTTGTTAAATAGTTGACAAATTTTATGTCAACAGTTGTAGCCGTGTTTGTGGCCGATTTGTAAAATGATATTCTATCAACTTGCAATGTTTGAAATGGACTAATTACCCAATTTTCATTCAATGTCCAAGCTTGAACAAATACCATCCCCTTAAATGTATCATCACTTGTTGCTACCACTTCTGGCGCACCTGTAACTGATACTGTTCTGCGAACACGTTTGATGTCATAACGTGTCGACATATGGCTGATAATTTGATTCTTTATGCGAGCTTCTGCACGTTCATTGATGGCATTCCACACACCCATGTAGTTCACTTGCTCACTATTAGCAACTTGCTCAAATGATTTTAAAGAAATGCCGGGTAGGCTGTTTAATGAATAAACAGCCTCCGACATCTCGGTAATTTGGCAACCTGCAAGTTTTATTAATCCTTGTAAGCAGGCCATTCGTTAAACGTTTGTTGCAGTATAACGTAATGAACCATTGTTGCCAGTTAAGCGATCAGCAGATAAGAATGCATCACTTGGTACTTGCCACAATGCAAAACGTTTGCTCATAATTAATGAGTAACCTGCTCCAAGTGTAGTTTCTGAATATCCAACTGTTGTTTCTTGTGGGCAATCGATTTCTTTTAATTGGAAGTCGATGTTAAGCATACCCAATAAACCATCAGCACCTGGTAAATCAACAGGTACTGCCATGTTCCAAAACGTTGAAGTTCCTAACTTCTTTGCTCTAAAACCTCTGTATCTGTCTAATTCAACCAAACCAAAAGTACCCGGCATAAATACACCAAATTGATTTGATCCCCATGCTGATGTAGCATAAAGGTCATGATACCAATCAATGTTACCAGCAGCAGCGTTATTGTTTAATTGTGCATATTGAGTCATAGCACCATTAGCTGCTTGTATCATTGCACTATTAACTAAACCACTACCAATTACAATTGGTCTACCTTGGCCTTCATTTACTGTGTAATCTGACAATACTTTTGTCCATCCTTCAGCAAAAGAATTTACTGTGTTGTCATCGTTGAAGTTAACAGTTACCGCAGTATTGTTACCAGTTACGGCATTTGTTCCCCAAGTAATTTGACCTAATAATGTCTGGTCAATCTTACCAACGAAGCCATTCATTGCAGCCATTAAACCTGCTAAATGCTCTTGCATAAATGGAGTTGGTGCTGAACCAATTTGAACTGAAGCAGAAGCCTCATCGCAGTAACGTGCGATTGTAGCATCATCGAAATGCAATCCAAACTTTACAATTGAAGTTGTATCAATTGTCATTTCATCATAAGCCTGAACTAAATCAACATCGCAATTGTCGCTTGTTGACATTTGTGCAGGGATGGTACGATTGTAATACTTTAATCTCAAGTCTTTAATGTGACCAGCAGTATTACTCAAAGATAGCGCATCTTGTACAGGTGTCGCTTGTGCGCCTTTTTCTAAAGTTGCACGTAATAAACCACTCGGAGTGATTTTGTGTTCTGGTGCGTTTTGTCCAATCACATATTTCATGTGCATTAACATCGCAGGGCAATATCCTAAAGCCATTTTATTTTGTTTTTTTGTGCTGCGAAATTAATTAAAGCCTTCAAGTGCTTTATCTAAATCAGCCATTGCGTTATTCGCAGCGTTATTAAGTTTTGGAGGTGTGCCTCCTTGTGTCGGTTTTGGCGGTGTTGTGCTACCATTACCATTTACTTTAATAAACTTATTGTCGGCCAAAGCCATGTTCGTGAGAGCGTCCAGGTCGAGTTCCTTTCCGTTGTCAAATATAAACATTTTTTCATCATCTTTTGCAACTAATTTTAATTTTCCATCAATTCTTTTTATAGATGCATTTTTTTCTGCTAATTTTTTATTTAAAAATTCGCGTGCAATCTTTCGCTCAACTTCATTATCAAACTGTCCGGGCAATGGTTTAGAACCAATCATAGCATCGATTTCTTGTTCCGTAAATCTATTCTCATACTCATTGCGTACACTATTTACCGCTTCATCACGTTCGCGAGATTGTTGAGAAAGCATTTGATTTAACTCATTAATTTTTTGCTTTAGTTCAGCATCATTTGTTTTTGTTTGAGGCTTGTTTGCTGCTATAGCTACGATGGCTTTCTCAATCTTTTCAAATGTATTTTTATTTTCGCTAATAGCTTTTGCTTCATCTTCACTTACTCCGTTATCTGTTAACCACGTTTCAACTTTTTTATTGAATGGATCAAGAGCATTGCCGTAATAATGTGCTTTTAATAATGGGTTATGCTTTGCTTCATCTATTGTAAGCAATGTTGGTAATGCTTCTCTTACTTTGTCTGGTACTTCAAATGCTACTCCTTTATTTTGTACGATTGCATTGAATTCTTCAGTACCTTGATGAATGCCGATTTTCGGCAATAATTGTTCTAATATTTCAGCTAATAATGCCATGTTGTTTTTGTTTTAAAATTAATAATTATCGACTTCCTCCGCAGCAACCGCCACGTGGTTTTGATGGTCTTGTTTTAGCCATTTTTTCCTCCTTTTTTAACTGATTCAATTACTGCTAATCGCTCTGCAAGCTCTTGATTTTGTTTTAGCAACATAGCAACAATGTCATTTGATTGATTTGATTGTTGTTTGCGTTGTACCGGATAGAGTTCTGAATAGGCTTCGGCAATTCCAATTTCTGCGGCTTCTTCAACTGATAAATCAACTTCTTCAATCAAATACTTTTCGCGCTTATCCTTTGTCAATGTTGACTTGTAAGCGGTGTAGTAATCTTTGTTTGCTTTGTTAAATGGCACATGTTTTTGAATGCCTCTTGTGTCAGTAATTAATAATAATTTAAACTTTTTAATTGGTGTTTGTGTCGGATTTGTTTCCATTTGTTTATTTATTTAGTGAATTGATAATGTTCTTTGGTACTAATATTTTTGGTATTGGATATGCCTGATGACCACAATTATAACCACCGCGATAAACTTGAAAATTACTTGTATTAGTGTCTTCAATCATCCCTTGTGGCAAATTAGTACGATCATAAATTTGTCCATTCATTGCTTTAAATTCTTCAAAGTTACCCTTGATAATTTGAGGCAATTCGCTAATGTGGTAATATTGTTTTTTAGTTAAAGCTTTACAAAATGTGCGTGTTGTTTTAATGTTACTTCCAACATAGCGAAACCACTCCCATCCTAAATCAGATGCAAGTACACTATTAACTGTTGCCGTGTATTGATTTATTGAATCTGTTGCAATCTGTTTAGTATACTTAACCAATGCACCATCAATCTCTGGTGTTCCGTTAATGTAATTATTCAACTCTTTGGTCATCTTTGAGTAGCTACCACCAGTTGTTGTATACGCAGTAATCATTTCGCGTATGGGTGTAATTAACTCTGTGTTCAATCCACTCTCGGTCAAGCTATCTACAAGTATCGAAACCGATTGCTTGCGAATAGCATCCATAACTTTTGGTGGCTTAAACTTTTTTTCAAGTGCCTTAAAATATGAGTAATTTAATGTGTCAACTTTCTCATACAACTTGCCAAGTTTTGTTACACTTTCAAGATAGTCTGTATCGTTAAGTATAATGTATTCTAAATCACTTTTTAAACTTGATAACAACTGAATATTCTTAACACTATTCGTGATAGTATCGCCTTGAACAATTAACTCTTTTTGAAAACGTAATAACCTTCGATAAATCTGCTCTTGAATAGCAGGTATTGCCTCATTAAAGTCAATCAACCCATTATCAACTGCATTTAATACTTTTTGTATTTCTTTATTGCCAACGGCCATTAAGTCAATTGTGTTATTTTATTCAATTGTTCTTCAGATGTTATAATTTTTGGTGTTCCAATTTGTGCTTTTGCTTGCTCATAGGTTAATCCAAATCTATCCATAACCATTTGTATAGCTGCTTCTAAATCGTAAACTCCACTACTTACCGCTTTAACGATTTCGATAATCCCGGTTAAACCTCCAACTGTGTACTTTAAATCTGCTGGAGATGGTGCATTGCCAGTAGATACTTGTGCATCTGAAATATTAAATATCTTGTTTACAATTGAATCTTTAACCTCAATATTCTTTAATTTCTCTGTTGCATATTGTTCCAAAATAGCATACTTCTGCGCCTTGGTTTGATTTATAAAATCCTTATTTTCGGCAATGGCACGATCAACAAAATCAAAAATATAAGTGCTTATTATAGCATCTAATTTTGACATCAATCGGCTGCTAACTAATAAAGCTTTTTCTTCATCACTCTTGCCTGATGCAGGATCAAGTTCAAATGCATTTCGTAATTTATTTTGCATTTGAATATCATTCGGGAAACGTTTTTTTATAAACTCAAGTTCCATCTCACTTAATACCGCATCATTTAATGTGCTATCTTTGGCTGCTTTTATCTCTTCTACGATGGTTTGAGAACCTAACACATCAAATGTATTAGGAACGATGCAAATCGGACACATACGTTTTAAATCACTATCATCGTACAAATTACCATATCTCCATTTTGCAACTAAAAAAGACATACGTTCCATCATCAATGCCAAGTTTGTTGCAACGGCATAAAATGTGTTATTAGTTTCATCACGATCGTAAGCTTTTGCAACACCACTTTGAGCAGCAGGTGCGCTTTCTAAAAACTGCATATTTACCGCAGCCAAGGCACGATAACGCATCTCATTTATACGCTTATCTTGCAACTCGGCTATCTCCGGTTGTTTTTGGATGTAACCCATCGGTGGTGTAGGTGCTGGCACTTCTCCCATAGATGTCTTTGCAGGTCTAACTCTCAATGTTTCGTAAGGAGATAATGGTATTTGACCATTACTACATCTGCTATTAGAACATGGCACACGTTCGTTTTCGCGCATTAACCATCCATTACCATTGCAAGTTGGACATTGCTCATCTTGATAAATCCAAACAGTTGAATGTATGTGTTGCGTTATCTCTGCACGTAAGTCGCTAAACTCGATAGTTGCTACATTTAGCCATGGTAACATCGCACGAAATACAGATTGATATTCGCGGCCAAGCTCCTCTTCTTCTTCAACAATTCCACCAATAGTAAAGCCAGGAAATATTCCAAGGTTGTGAATTGATTGCTCAATTAACACATACTTGTTTGTCCTATAATCACGTTTGTATTTATTCCAACTATACTTATCAACTGAATAATAAATATTGCGATCATCATCATCCTTGTATACAATTGAGTTGCCTTCATACGAATAAATAATGCGGTCACTATTTATGATGTATGGTGTAGGTTTAGTGTACTCTGTGTCTGATACTTCTTCTTCATTCCATAAGATAATAACGGCATTAACATCTATTACGGCTTGTTTTAAACCAACTTGAAAAGTCCAGTTAAATAGAGATTTTGATGCAGTAAAATTATAGTTAAGATATACATCTAACTTTTCATCCTTGCTTATTTTAGTAAATTCAGATTGGTCTGGGAATTTCAACATAAAACCATCTGCACGTTGTATTTTATTTAAAGAATTTAACACTCGGTCAAACACTTCGCTGAATACTGGCTGATAAGTTTTCTTACGATATTCCTTTGCAATGTTATGTTCATTAGGTCTATTTTCATCAATTAATTTATGCGGATATTCATCATCTGAATAAATCAAAAATTGTTCATATTCTTCACTCTCAATATGTGGATGTCTAATGATTTCCGTAACAATTCCGGCATCAATAATAGGGAATTTTTTATCCATTATAAATGTGTTCTATTTGCAAGCCATTTTCTTTTTGGTTGCGCTTTAAATGTTTGTCGCAAATTTAAAATCTTTGCATAAATCGTAACTAATACATCGTAGGCTTCACGTTGTACAGTTGGAATTGCATTACCTCCAATGCTTAAACCGCAATATCCTTCCTCCTTCATATCCTTAATTCTCTTTTGCAGTTTACTATCCTGATTAAACCAATAAATGGGATTGTAATTATCTATGTGCGGTTTGGTGTTCGTTTGAGCCATTGAAATAAACAATGGTAATTCATCGGCAACGCAACCAGCGAAATTAGTTGGTTTAACTTTTAAATTCTCAAAGTTTTCTGCCCATTTTACCATTGCAGGGTGGCCTTTTTTCCACCATATAAACTCGGAATGTATTTCATACACATCTTTATTTTCAAGTTCATAAACTTTAACAACCTCATTCATATCTGCCCAAATAGATACAGTTTTATTAAGTCCTTTATTTTTGATTGTAAAGTCAATGTCTTTTAATTTTTCAATCTCTGCATTGATAGTGCCATTATTTAACGCAAGCACATCTGCATCTAAAAACAATGTGTAGTCATATGGTGTCAACTCATCCATGTGTGCCTTTGCTTTGATGAAACACTCAATATTGTCATTTAAGGTTATGTGTTTATCATCAATCAAAACAAAGTCGGTAAACAAACTCAAATATTGTTCATCAAGTCGCGTAATTGTGTCCTTTTGATGCGCTAAACATATTGGCAATGTAACATTATTAGCACGTAATGAAGCTGCCAATGAACCTGCTAATTGTCCATAACCCTTTGCACCTACTGCTATTATTAGTATTCCAGTTTTCATTATAAACAGTTTGAATTGAAATTGTTAAATGGCGTTTCAAAGATACTAAAATCTGCCGACCAAACAGATACGTTCTGCATAATTTCTGGGAAATTATTGTTGTACTCATCTTCAAATCTTACCTGAATACCATTTGTTAAGTTCTCCGGTGTCAAAGTTATTTGATCATGATTAAGAGCAACAACAATATTTTGGTGAGCTTCCTCTGTTACATTATCAACAAATGCCTTGTATTTTTTTGCTAACCTTGCAGATAACAATTTACGGCTTCCATCACTACGGACATAAACATTTTTTGTGCTGCTTATTATTGGTTCTTTTAGATACAATGGTAAGCGAATATAGTTTGTTGTTGGTATTAGCAATGGTGGTGCAGGTGGTGGATTAATAACAACAACTGCGGTTCTATAAAGAAAACCAAATGCGTTTTCATTATTAAAATATTGTAGTTTAGTTGTCAAACATTTATCGTTAATTTTTTTAAAGCATTGATTCGATATAAAAAAACTTGGCTCAGAAACACCACACGCAAACGCTAACTGAAAACAATCTCCATCAAAAGTATTATCAAGTAAGTCAGATAACACAAAGGAAAAATAAATATTGTAAATCGGCACTCCACTTTGAGTTCCATTAGTTACAATGCTTGTTATTACGTCGTTTAAAATTATACCAGTGCCACTTGTCGGCACTTTATAAACTGTCACGCTACTTATTACTTCACTTGATACTATTTGCGTTTGAAATGCAACATCGCTAACCTCATAAATCGGTAAGCAAAAGTCTTTCTGAATTCCGCACTCGGTATCAGTTACATACTCGGGTATGCCTAAATCATTCGCCAAGTTGTAAAAGGTTACAAAGCTATTAGGTATGTTTAATATTGCTGCCATTATCTTCTTATTAAAAGTTTAAATGTTGCAAGTCCGGTGTTTGGTTCATGACTTAAAGTTACAATGTTCCCAAGGTATAAATCATTCCCACAACGAAACCTGATTGCACCATACACGTTTGTTTTTATCGCTTCAAATTGCACCATTGATAAAGGTGCTTCAAATGTTGCATAAATTGTTTTCCATATCGGAGTTTCATAATACACATCGCCCATTATAGCGGTGCTTATGGTCACGTTTTCCGCAATAGGTTGATTTTCTATTTGACAGGTCGCAGTCATTTCACCTTCTGCAATGTAATTACCTGTTCCACTTGTGAATATTTGCGACTCATTAGCAACTGTTGGAGATGCTCCAGCCAATGACTTAAACCACCTCAACAAGTTTCTTACCGGTGTCAATACGTAATTCATTCGTGTTGATGGTGAATAGATGTTTGCAGCTCCATTATCAATACCTCTTATTGCGTATAAAAAACCATCAATAGTTTCTGAATTAATAATAAATATATCATCATCATATCTCCAATCACTTGTGCCAGTTTCGGCTTGGTTTTTCCTACGTGTTACTTCAATCGTATAACCGGCACTAATGATGTCGGCCATTAGGTCTAACTCTGATGGGTTTGAGTCGATGTTTCTGCGATATTGTCGCTCTGTATTCATTTCATCAAGTCCATTATACTCCTCGGCTTCCCACTTGTTATAACCTACGTTAATCGTTCCGTAAATTAAATCTTTAGCATTTGTAAATGTAGCTTTGTTAACCAAGCCAACATCAGCAACTATTGTTGATTTATAAAATTCATCAATTCGGCCAATAATTAAATCTGTTTCATTATTATCAAAACCCCATCCAATATTAAATATCTTTCGGCAGTTTTCAATCATAAATTCAAAACTTGTAAATAGTTGCGGAACACTCGGTTCTGTTACCTGGCGAATAAATGATCCTTTAGTTATTGAATATCTATTAAGACAATCACGAAGCTCACTCTCAATTGTTACCGCTGGACATTCATTTGAATAATATGCAGTCGGTAAAAACTCTAAAAGGTCAGGCAATGGAACTGAACGCGTAACAGATGCAGAATTACTACTATTCGCTTCCATATTGAAATAGTTAACACCACCTGCATCATAATCAACGCTTACATCGAATGTATCAAGACCTGAAGTTGTTATTTTTACAATATCAATGTTAAAATAATAACTTATTTGCTGCAACACAAACGTTGGATTTGTAACAGTTCCTGTAAATGAAACATCAAAAGATACAACTAATGGTGTATTTGCAGCTATTGAGCCTGTTGCAATGTATGTACTTCCTAAAGATGTTAAAAATGCAAAGTTTGATGCTTTTTCTGCAAAAAGATAAAGGTCAAAGTCTGCATCGTAACTGCAAGTTATTGTCATTGTACCTTTGCATCGCCATGTAACATCTATTGTATTGATAATATTTTCAGATGTTGTGGCCGTATAAAATGATAAATTTTGATAACCCAAATATTGAATGGGTAACATTGGCCAAACTATTATATTAGATTGTGCATTATCTATATAAACAAGTGATGGAGATACATTTGAAATGTTGCTATCTCCAAACTCCATTATCGGATTATTAGGCAAATAAACTGGAAAGTAGTAGTATCTATTAGCAGGAGCTATACCAATATTGTCATCATGGTGTCCACTCCAATTTGCTCCATCTTTATTGTTTGCAGTATTTTGCAAAAATATATCTTGACCCTCAATATTCAATGTAGTATAACTCATTGGACTTATTGCATCGCCATCAAAGTTTTGCGTACTTAAAATGTCAACATCTTGACCCATGCGTGATAAAAATATATCTGTGCATTTTGTTGCACTTACATCGCACTTAATAAAACAATAATCTAAACATTGCCTTTCAAATGTATTGAAGTCAAATTTGCCTTGAAAATAAGTAGTATACCCATCGCCATCTGCACACTCATACTCAATTAACAACTCCATTGTTCCGTTAGCACCATTGGTTTGATATTCTGCATACAACAAATCGTAGGCATCATCTACCCATTCAAATGAGTTTGTAGTTACGTTAGTAAATATGCCGTGATGCATCATATTGCGTGTAAAATTACACGCAATGCCATCCCAACCTATTGGCTCATCAACTATTACCGACATATTGGTTATGTCTATTAATCTAAATTGCCAAATCATACTTTTATGCGAAGTTTAGCGTTTCTAAATTCAGTTTTGCTGCTCATCTTCTCAACATACTTGTTAAAGCCATTCTCGTCAATGTTTATATTCACGTTGGACTTATTACGCTCTAACACTTTGCCAAGTTTTTCAATGTCCATTGATGGTTTATTTTGCCCTTGAGATTGATGGTATTGTGATGCAAGATTAAATGTACCATCAGCCAATGCAGTCAATATATTATTGGCAAATGTAGGTTCAACCTCTCTGTTATGGATTGCTGATAATGCCGGAAAGTAATCACTATTTACCGATGCAGGCACAACACGTTCTCCGTGTGATAAATATGCAAGATTATTATCGCTTCTACCTGTACCTGCACCAACTAAAAATTCAGTTCCATCCGCAAATTTTGGTGGTTTTGTATTAGAAATAATTGCCACTTGTGCTGCCGTTGCTACCCCTGCTGCAATAGCTGCTGGTATGGCTGCTGGTAATCCTAAAGTCCAAGCTCTACTAACTGCAAGCGCACCATTAATTATTGCTTGTGCTAAATCGGCTGATTTTTGTTGCTCCCATGCTTGTCTTTTTAACTTCGCTGCTTCTTGACTATAACGTTTTTCAATCTGCAATCGTTGTGCTTCAGTTAAATTCTTGTTATCCAGTTCACGTTCACGGCCTTCATCAAGTCTTGACATTTGTGCATCAAATTCTGCTTGTCTGTTTTGCTCATTTAGTGTAAATATAGTGTCTGTAATTACACGTGCTTGATCAATTACAAATGCTGCTTTTTGTCTTTCTAATTCAATTGATTTTTTAGTTGCATCAACTTCTGCCTGATAACGCTTTCCAATCTCTGCATAAATTTGAGCCGATGTTGTAAGCCTACCTTCTTGTGCAATTTTTTCATATTCAGCATCAACTTCTGCTTGTGTTTTTTTAAACTGAATTTGTATGTCGGTTTGTGCGTAATAATTTTGCTTTATTTGTTGATTTGCTGCCATATCAATTTGCGCCCTTTTTACGGATGCTTCGTATTCGGCTTGCAATCGTTTTTCAATTTCAGCATAAATTTGCTCGGAAGTTGTAAATCTTCTATCTTGTGAAAGTTCAGCATACATCGCATCAATCTCATCAACGTTTTTTAAATATTCGGTTTGAATTGCTTCTTGCCTAATCATATTTTGTTGAAGTTGTTGCGTTAAATCTGCTAAAAGTTTAGCACGTGCGGCAGCATCTGCTTCGGCTTTCTTGCGTGATTCTTCTGCTAATTTATCTAACTTGTCTTGCTCTGCTTTCTTTTTATCTGCCAATGCTTTTGCCGCATCGGCCTCTATTTTTTTATACTTATCTGATAAATCTTGTAAATCTTTAAAATATTTTTGAGTTAATGCTAATGATAACGATTGACTTGCTGCTCTACTTACTTTTTCAGTTCTTACTTGCTCATAAAGGTCGTTTAATTGTTTTTGATATTCATTCTTTAATAAAAGCCTTTCTTTTATTTGACCATCTTTCATTATTGCAATTCTGATGTCAACTGCTTTCTTTCTTGCTTCTGCATCGCCCTCCAAAGCCTTATTCATAGTATTTGCAGTATCACGCGCATCATCCATAGTAATAATTAGGTAAGCTAACCCAGCAAGAAGTAAACTTATACCACCAGTTGCAACCGCAGTTGATGCAGCAATAGTTCTACCCATTATTGCTGATGATACAGTTGCAAGCTTCTGTGCGCCATCTAAAAACAATGTCTTTGTTGCATTTTCAGATGTTACTAATGCTGCTATCTCTTGAACACCTGCTAACAATGCCATTGCTGCTTGTGCCTTTTGCGCTGCCTCGGCCATTTGTTTGTTTTCAGTTCCAAACAATGCAGTTGCACCTGCTGCTACTGATGCTGCTGCTGCTACTCCTTTCATTGCACCAACCATAGCATCTATTCTCTTGGTGTCAGATGATAGAGCTTTAATTTTTTCATTGACATCTCCTAAATGGTCAGTTAATTCAGCAGCACGTTTGGTCATTTGAGCCAACTCTTTTCCGGTAAAATTACCAGATGCTATTTGTTGCTTCAGTTCTCTTAACTCTGCCTTTAATGTTTTAGCACCAGTCATAGCATTAGTGCTATTGGTGGTAAACTCTTCCAAATCAGCAGCAGCCTTGCCGATAACGTTTTGCGACATATTTTTGTTCAGGTCACTTACTTCATTAGACAATTTGCCCATTTCAGTAGTTGACTTGTTCACATTTTGAATGAACTCTTTTTGCTCTTGATTTATCTGATTAAACTTGGCTGCATCTTCCTCACTAATTTTTCCTAATAATTGCAACTGCTTAATCGCAGGTTCAAGACCAGATGTGTCGGCAACAAATTTTATTATTACATTTTCCACTAACGCTTGGTTTGTTGTGGTTTAGGTGGTGTCTTCTTCGCTTCATTAGCAAAGAAAAAGAAATCGTACAAAGATAATAAATTTATTGGATAATTCGCTGGTAAATATTTTAGCACGGTTATTTTTAATCGTTCTCGGCTTGCAATTCCATCTCTAATGTTTGCAATAAAAGAATATCCTGTTGTATCTTCTCTATTTTTTCCACCACGTTCAAATACATCAGAGAAGTGTGTTCTGATTGTTGCAAAAACGGAATTAATTTCTTTATTGGCATTGACAAAAAAAAACTATCTCCGGCATTCTCCTTCCAGTTCTTTATCTTCTTTTCATTGGCCTTAAAGTCATAACGTGTCAATGGCTCACTTTTATCCACAAACGCAACCGAAGCAACCTTGTAAATTATTTCTTTGCTTACGATATAGTTGCATCGTTCTTCAAATCGTGATTGCAACTTTATAATTTCGTTGAGGTTTATTTTTTTTGGATCACTTAACAACTTGCTCATTGCTGCGTTGTAATTCTTAATGTAATCATTGGTTACACCATTCTGCATTTCTTGATAAAATGTCAGAGCTTCAAGTCCACGTTCGTAAGGAAGATTGTTTTTATCTACAAACTCAAAGTAGTCAACATCGCCACATTTAAACGCAAATTCCAACGCATAATCTGTTTTATAAGTTGGTTTAGATTTCTTGAATATCTTTGATAACATTGTTTATAGTTATTTTTTTCGTTCGTGTATAAAATACTAACTGATCACTTTCCTTAACATAGTAACGCTTTTTCTCTGCACCTCCACAACCACAACTCTCGCGTTTAAAAACCCAACCTGCTGCCGTTATTCGTTCGTGTGTTCCCATGTAATGTATAATATCGCTGATAGCAAACCATTGAGTCCGCATAAGGCAAGTAAGTAAATAATTATATTGACATCAGGTGCAAAGTAAAACCAACCAGCAATACCCCACACCGAAGCCATACAAGGTGGGCAGTCATACAATGGTTTGCGAATGTATTCATGCCAATCATCATTGACAAAAGGATAAAGCAACATACCAACTCTGGTTAATAAATGAACACCAATAATTACAAGGCTATTCAGGGCAATTACATGGAATAATGACATAATCATTTTCTGTTTGAATGTTAGTAAAATTAATGTTTATACCATTATAAGTATCATCGCAATGGGTAAACTCAAATGCAGCACAATTGACCTCATCGTTAAAAAACTCAAACACAACCTCTCCTGTGCCGATGTGCCAATAGTTTTCATTACTAATGGTAAACTCATCAGTATATCCATTAAATACAATTGGTTGTTGTACTGATGCGCCTGATTGAAAAGTAAATCTAACAGTCCAATCGTTAGCAGATGTTATACCAGGTATAGTGAAATTAAGGTCACTTACGCAACCACTTACTGACTGCGTGTAATGTGTTGAACAAATCATTTTTTGATGCCATAAAAATACAAGTCTTGAGGAAACGTTGTGCGTGACTTAAACTTATATTGTGTGAATATCTTATCAATGTCAACCTCGGCACGTATGTCGGCTTCGGTTAGGTTTTTATAGTAATCAGTTGTGTACGGACTATCCTTTGGCGATGTGCGTTTTGTGCCATGTTCTGGCCTTCCATCGGTAGCGCAAGTAAATATAAATAGACCGCCTTTTTTTAAGAGCTTATTGCAAATATTTCTCAAAGTTTCGCCATAATTGGCATCGTGTTCAAAACACTCTGTACTAATTACCACATCAAACTTTGTTTTACTCTTATATTCGTGACCACTACAAACCTCATCAACATTTGCACCTTCACCAATGTCAATGCCGGTAATGTCGGAATGATAAAATAAATAACGATTGTTGCCGTTAATGTCTAACGATCCAACATCAAGAACACTAACTCCAACGAAGTATTCCGGGTGTGCAACCTTAATCAGGTTGCACCATTCTATTTGTTCAAAGTGTGCCATATTTTGCTATCTTGTTCCGCAATAGCTATAAACTCTGCCTCGCGTGATGTTGTACTCATTTCTGTCGATACTCTTATGCCGTTTATGTTGTATCTATTCATTGCGTTCTTAAATAACCAGTCATCGCCATAACTTACACGCATGTTACTTGGGATAGGCAAATAGTCCTCATTCCTCATAAGCATCAAACATCCCCATCCGTGACCTCGTGAATTTATTGGCGAAACAGTTGGGTAATCAAATTCAAATTCGCAATCATAACAAGATGAACCAATGCCAAAAATATCGCCATGGTCTGGTTCTAATTCAAACATCTTGCTGGCAGAAAAGTTGATATCATCGTTGCAAATCGCGATAAGTGAATTGGAAGCAACGTGTACTCCCATATTCCAACTCGGATTAACGTAATTGTTTTTTCCATTTGATAATATTTTAACCTTCCCCCCATCAGCAATGTGTCCTTGATTGTTATCAATTATTATAACCTCTCCAACCTTATCGCATTGCACAAGCTCCGATATTAATCGTAACGTTCTATTGCTGCGCCAAAGTGTTGGAATTATAACCGAATACATAATGCAAATGTAATAATATTTGTTTAGGTTGTAATAAAATTATTTAAAAAAACATTACATGCATAACGAAACGTATCTAATGCATCGGCTTGTTGGGCAGGATCATTTCGGTCATGCTTTTTCATAGTCCCATCCGCAAGTACCGACACGTTATCCAAATCAAATTGAAGTGCTTTGGTTTTATTTCGATTTAATCGGACATTGCCTCGGCTTAATAATGAATTGACAAGCACTCTATTCTCGGCAATTTTTGGATTAATAGTAGGCACTTGGAATTGTCGCATATTCAAGTTTAGTTGTGTTGCTATTATTTTGTAATAGTTGAGGTTATCAGCTACCATTGCGCTTCCCGATTTGCCTGAAGCATCTCCAGTAACGATAAATAATCTGTTGCCATAAACATTTTTAATGTAGTCGCACATTTGGTAAATATCCGAGTTTGGTATCTTAATGGTTTCGTAAATATCTATCGAGTTATACCTGTCAGTTTGTACAACCGAACATGTCATTGGGTTTCGGTTAAAATCGAAACTTAAAATAGTTTCTTGTGCAGGGTTCAGTTCAAAATCAGCAATGTGTTTATTGGAATCGTAAGCGTATGCCCACAACATAGACCCAACGCTAACATCTTCGGCCATGTACTCACATAAAAAAAACAATGGATCAGTAGTGAGCTTTGCACTTTCAATTTCATTTGCATCAATGAATGGATTATCGTAGGTGCTAAATTTCCACGATTGCCATTCGTGTTCAAACTTATCATTACTCGCACGTGAATGCAATTCTTTAAAATAAGTTTTGCCGAATTGCGGTGTTGAAAGAAACCAAGCATCTCCTTTAAAATCGGTCAACGTTGCTCTTATTGTTCCGTTCCAGGCCGTTTGCAAGTGCGATGCCTTTTCGCACTCATCAACAACAACACGTTTATATTTTCGGCCTCTACCAGAATCTGGATCATCCATTGACCACATATCAATCACACCTCCACCAATCAATCTAATTTGCTTTAATTGCTCTGATTTGCTTTTAATTATATCGTGAACAATTGATTTAATGACAGTCCAAAATTCTTCCAAATCTTTATAAGTTGGAGCATAATAGGCAACCGGAAAACCATCCAATGCTGGGTCAATTATCAATTCTTCAGCTAAAGATGTCTTACCAAATCTTCGGCCACACTTTAAAACATTAAATCTTTTAGCAGTACTAATAATATGCTCTTGATTTGGATGTCTTTTTTTTAAATTAATTATGATTTCACTCACGAACGAACAACGCGAATAGTAACATCACTTGAACCACTTTGCTCAACTTTTTGCACAGGTTGTGAATAGGTATATTTTAACAATAGTTCAGCAGCCTTCGCATCACCTTTAGCTGCCTTGGCTTGTAACGCTGCAAGTATTACTTCAAGAGCATTTCTGCCATTTTTTTCCTCACCTAATATATTGGCCATAGCCTCTTTTAAATCAGGCAATTTGGGTCTACCTTTGGGATTGCCAGACTCGCCTTTTTTCCACCTCGGTTGTATTTTTCCTCTACCTCCAGCCATATCGTTGTTTTTTCGTTGTGTAACGTTTCTTTGCTGCTTTTTTTGCAGTTTTAGCAACCGACATCGAAATAGCAACCGCTTGCTTGTATGGTTTACCTGCTTTCATTTCGGTTTTAATATTTTTTTCGATGCTTGGCTGCGAATAACCTTTTTTAAGTGGCATAATGTATTTATTTTATAGTTAACAATTCCAACGATCACGTGCTGCTTTACCACGCTCACCTGTCCATCCCTCCGAACGTGCGCAAAATGATTTCTTGCGTGCCTTATCACTATCGGTCTTTGGGTTAGGTGCAGGTGCTTTAAGATTTGAACCTGTTGCTTTATTATAAGCTTTACGGCCTGCTTCTGTCATCCCTGCACCTTGTGCTACTGACAAGAAGTGTTTGCCTTTACCAGTTGTAGTTTTCTTTATTGCCATTTATATTGATTTTAAACGCACTTTGGTACAAAGGTATGTATTATATCCATAAATTCCAAAATGCTTCTGCAAACGTAATATTTAAAACCGTGTTCGATGACCAATCTCTCCCAATCTTTTTGTTCAATATGTTGCTTACCTGTATCTGTTTTCATTTCAATGAATATTGCTTGACCTTTATAGTAAAATGTAAAATCACTTCTACCTGGTTGCAAACCCTTGGCCTTATTTCTTGCGCCATCAATTTTGTTTTTGCTATTGTTGAGGTTGTAGCACAATAGACCTCTGTGTTGTGGGTAGGTGTTGTGAAACCATACGTAACAATCACTCTGTATTTTATCCTCCGATTGTTGCTTTTTTTCTTTTTGCATTCAACAAATTTACAATAAAATCTTGATGCCAACTATTATTTTGCTTCTGATATTTTTTACACCAAACAGATAACTGCTCACCTGCCATTTTAACTGAAAGCTCATGCGTTGTTATTGGCGAATGTTTTAACTCGTACGCAATGATGTGTTCAGTTATTTTGTGCAATACTCCGTATGGATTCCAACAACGTTCCTCTGCTAATTGAAATAAATGTTGTGTAGGTATATTAATAGGTTTTTCTCTGGTTAGTTTTACAAGTTGTTTTATTTGCTCTTCTGCTTCTTGTGCTTTTCTCTCCTCTTCAAAATCGTGACCACAACTTTCGCACTTTATTTTTCTTGTATGCTGAAGATGTCCACAATTTGGACATTCCTTTACTGGTGACATTCCAACACTTTTATTTTCTTTTTTAGTGCCATTTTTAAAATATGTTTGCCAATCAAAAAAGTCGGTGTATTGACCATGTCTTGCAGTATTTTTTCCCAAATCAATCACAATAAAGTTGCTTTTGTTTTCGCTTAATCTTGATCCTCGGCCAATCATTTGGAGGTATAGTGATAAAGATTTAGTTGCCCGGTTAAGAATAATGGTTTCAATGGTTGGTTCATCGAATCCAGCAGTCAACACACCAACATTGCAAATTATGGCATCAGGTTCTTGCTTAAACTTTTGTAGGATTTCAGCACGTTCTTTTTTTTCAGTTTCACCTGTTATACTATACACATTTAATCCCTCAAGTAATAACGCAGAATAAACCGCATCGTTATGTTTTAAGTTTACATTGAATATTAATGTTTTTTTACCTGCTGATAATTTCCAATAGCTTTCAATCACATTGTTAACCATCTTTTCGCTTGAGTAAAATTCCTCCATTTCTTTTTCATCAAATTCACCGCCTTTGATTTTAAACTTTTGAGCTGCCACTAAATCAGATGCAAATCCGTAGGCATCACAATTCAATAAATAATTATTATCAATCAAATCGGTAATGGTAACTGGTTGCAATAGTTCAGCATAATAGTTTGCCAATGGGTATTCATTTATTGGTGTTGCAGTAACTCCTAACACTTTGCAATTTTCTTGCTCAAAGAATGGCATTTTCTTAAAGTTACCGATGTGACACTCATCAATAATTACCAATCCAAATTTAGGTAGTTTATTTATTCTTCTTGCGACAGTTTCTACCATACCAACATAGTAGGCATAATCATTTGGTATTGATTTAACACCTGCTTCGATTAAAAAACAACGTTCTCCAAGACTATTTTTTGCTTGTTGTAGTAATTCTTGTCTATGCACCAATATTAACACACTTGTAATATTTTCTGCGTAATGCCTTTTAGCGACTTCGCAAAAAGTAAAAGTTTTGCCACTTCCGGTTGGCATTTGTAGAGCGATGTTTTTATTTTGATTGCTCTCAATTAATGTTATTGCTTGTTTTTGGTATTCTCTCAACATAGTTACAGTTTTTACAGATGTTTACACTTTTTTTTCAATCTGTAACTTACTCTTGCAAGGTAGTTACAGATTTACACATTTATATCATTTATTTAACTTACTATACATTATACACACACGCACACACACGCACACATTATTTTATACAGCATAATAGAAATTCGCTTTTTATGTGTAATCTGTAACCTTTAGAACGTATCATTTTGATTTTCAATACTATAAGAGGTTACAGATCCTTTGATTTTTATCTCGTAAGCGCGAATTACTTTTGTACCTACCTTCATGACTTGCTGAAAATAGCCACATTTTTTTAAAGCTTGACCCATTCGTTTGGTGTTAGTTTTGAAAGTTGGATGTAATTTTTGCAATTCAAGGATGACATCGGTGTTTGTCATTTTGCTTGTTGGGTCATAAATAATGTTTTTGTTTATCAATTCTACCTCGCTCATAACTTCGATGTTTTTTTCGTTTGCTTTGTTCAGGTATTCAATTTCTCTTTTGGTTAAGAACCAAGCCTCTTTATCACTTTTCCATTCGTTGTAAAGCTCAATAAATAGTTTGTCCTTATCAATCTTAATGTATGAATCAAAATCAAAGCTAATCAGGTTTATTGGGATAATTCTTCGGTTTCCGGTTGGGTCATTAATTACCTCGGCATCGTTTGAAGTTCCTCCAAGAACTGCCAATCTCATCAGGTCTTCAGAAACTCTTCCATATGGCATACGAATGGAGAAAGTTTGCTGGCTACTCATACGCTTTAATTTTGTGGCATCTTTTTTTGACTTACCGCCAAACTCATCATCAACAATAAGCAATTTTTTTGTCATTAGAATTTCAGAGTCTTTGCCCTCATCCAAGTTGCTTTCAGCATAAAATTTACGCAAATCTTTCGGCAATAGGTTTCTATAGAATTCTGTTTTCTTTATACCTTGTTCTCCAGTAATCACTAATATCATTAGCGAATAAGTGCCATAGGCAGAACCAATAATACCTAATAACCATTTTTTTAGGTATGTATCTAAATAGTCATCAAATGTGTATACACCATCGTTTTCATAAATCAATTGCTCTATTTCAAAGCACTTTTTTAACTTATCAAATTCATTATTAGTTTGCAGATGTAAATTACGTTCAAACCAATCTTTAATCGGGTTATAAGATGTGCTATTGTCTTTATTTTGAATCAATGTAAACACTTTATCCTTTGAAATTCCATCATCAATTTTCTGCCAAACTTTGGTGTAGAAATTAGCCAATATTCGATCGGTCATTTCTTCACCATTGAATTCAAAATTTCGTGTAATTTCGTTAAATTTTACATTGTTTAATTTGATAAGTTCAATGATTTCATCAATCTCTGTATTTTCTTTTTTTAAATTAGGTTTAAGAAATTCATCGGCATCGGTAATGTTTAACTTTGCAAGCTCCTCTTTTGGATTATCAGATAGTTTGACAATGCTCTTTATTTTCTCGGTGCGTTCAGATGTTGTGCTGATACCTGCTTGGCGAAAAATGTAGTAGATAGATGCAATGCTCACTCCAGTTCCACTTCGTTGCAACGCTACATTATAATCCTTTTCGGCTTGCCTATGCGAATATTTTGGCGATGATTGGCAAAGTGAATGGAAGTAGTTGCGACCACTTTCACTAAATTCTTGGGTTAAAGCAAATGCAAGGCGAATGTAATCTTCGTAGTTATCGAAAAGATTCATAGGTGCAGCCTTGACTACCATTTCATCAAAATCAGTTTTAACCACCACAGGCTTTGCCTTGGGTTTGTCTTTTTTCTTGAGATAGGTCTTAAATGATTTTGCTTTTTTATTAATGTAGATGTCTGGATCATAAGACACAAAACGTAATCGAGATGTGTCCTTGCACGATTTATCCAGCACAATTGAAAACTGCACCATAAAGTAATTTTCAAGTGAAAGAAATGCATCTAAATGCCTTGTCCCATCAATGCGAATAAAGACTGCATACCCATTACCACTCAATGAACGATGCACCGAGTAAACATATTCGTTACGTTTTATTCTTTCAATATCAACTTCAGCTATTTGGTCTTTCGCATCAATGTCAAGGCAAATGAAACCACTATGCTCAAGCAATTTATTAGCTGCTCTTTGTTTAAAGCTACCTGAAGCAGTAACGCAAGTTGTTAACTCTTTTTGTGTGCGCCCGGCACGAAAGTTAAGCACCTCATCTTGCCATCTGCCATTTTTTATGCCATCAAAATATTCATCAACCTCAATGCTGGCTTCTGATGTATTACTTTTTGCGCTATTAAATACTGATATCATAATTTTATTATTAAAGAAACCCCTACTAAAGTGCGCCACCGCCAAGAGGCCACACTAAAGTAGGGGTTATGTTGTTAAATATTTTCAAGTTGGCGGTTATTTCTTTTACAAAATTAATGAATCTTACCTAAAGTCGCAAGCATTTTTTTATCATATTCCTCGAGCCATTCGCGGCATTGAATCACACGTTGAATTATTTGTTGCTCAATAGTTACATCGCGCTGCACCTGATAGGCTACCCATCTTTCGTTATCAGGCAAGTCATCATACACAACTTCTCCTTCGTAATTCGCCTCCTCTGGTGTGTTCATTAGTCCATGAAACACGATAAAGGTAGGCCTTTCATAAAGTGCCATGTAACCTCTGCCTTGCCATTCGTAGTCGCTATTCATTCCCTCAATAGCTTGTTGCTGCAATGTTTTGCGCGACCATGCTGCCTTAACATCAACAATTAAATGATTAGTGATTACATCGCAAGTGCCAACCATCCATTCGTTATGCACAGTTACCTCGTTTTTTTCAGCCATACCCAAACCGATTTGCTCGGCCATAAAGTCTATAAGGTCAATTTCAACAAGGTTACCTTTCATAATGTACTTGGAATGAATTTGTTCGCGGTCATTTGCATACCATTCGGCCAAGAATGTTTTGCAGGTTGCTGAAAGTTCGCCTTTAGTTTTTGCGTTGCTCATAATCTTACCGATTTGAGAGCAGTGTATTCTGAATATTTTATCCATTGGTCAATTGAGCCTCCACCTCGTTAGTAACATTATATTTTTTCTTTATTGCATCTATTGTAACTGATCCTGCTGCGATGGCCGCTTTGGCCTTTTCGATTGCTTCACCGGTCAATGTCGGTTTAACTACTGGCTTTGTTGAAACACGAACTGCATCGTGAATCTCACCGAATGCGCGAACTTTTTCAGTTGTTAGCACTATTTGTTTGTTTGTCCAGTCTTCAATAAATGGACTGCCCAATAGCTTTGAAATGCGCTTTAAGTTGGTAGCATTAGCCACCATCGGTTTGCATTCAGCAAAATGCACAATGCAGCATTCACTTTCACCACCTTTGCCATCGTGAACCTTTTCTTTGTCAACCTTGGTAATGGTTACAGTCTTATCTGCATCGGTTAAATCCCAACCACCGATGTAGTTGGGGTTTCGTAATTTTTTGAAATGTGTTTTTGTGTTCATGTTGTTAGTTGTTTTTGAATGTTATTAAAATGGAACTTCTTGATCAGGTGCTGCTTCGGTAAATGGGTTTGAGTCTATCTTCCAACACGCAATGGTATTGAACACCTTAACCTCACCTTGTGGCGATGTCCACTCTCGCCCTCTGATGTTGATGTGAGCTTCAATGTCTTGACCAATTGTCAATGAATCTGCAAGTGAGCAGGCTTTCTGTTGTAATTCAATTGAAACCACTTGAGGGTATTGGTCTGCCGTAGTTAAGATAAGTTCCCTCTTGGAAAACTTACCATCACTTAATGTTACTGTTGCGCCAATGCGCTTGATTGTTCCTTTGATTGTCATTTGATTTATTTATTAATTATTATTAAACGTGAAGAAATTGTGAAAGCACTATTGATAAAAATGCATTGTTAGGGATAAAGTCCTGACCAGGCAAATCC